TTACACCGGAGGCCACCGGTTGGGGGTTTGTGCTTACCCACCCTTGCGCTAGAAAAAAGCGCAAGGATGGGGCACCCACTTTTGTGGTTGGTTCAAGAATGGGTCACCCGCCGAACAAGGCCCTTGGCCATGGCATAGGAATTTTACACCGGAGGCCGCTGGTTAAGGGCTTGTGCTTTCCCACCCTTGCGCTAGAAAAAAGCGCAAGGATGGGGCACCCGCTTTTGTGGTTGGTTCAAGAATGGCCCGCCCGCCTTCCTTTTAGACAGGCCTGCTCCGGCCCATGCCCTTGTCCATTGCATCGTTAGCCAGCTTGTCGGCTTGCTTGTTGCCGCCGCGCAGGGTGTGGCGGATCTCGAAACTGGCAACGTTCCGAGAGAGGCGGCGGGCCTCTTCAAACAGCGGTCGCAGGATGGGGCTGGCGACTTTGTACTTGCCCTGCATCTGCTTGACCATCAATTCGGAGTCGGAGACCACGCGCAGGTGTTTCACGTTGTGTTCGACGGACCACCGGAGCACGCCCAGGAGGCCGGAGTACTCGGCGTAGTTGTTGGTCTGGATGCCGAGGTACTCGCTTAGTTCGGCGACAACGTGGCCTTTTGAATCTTCAATAACGGCGCCATAGCCCGAGGGGCCGGGATTGCTGCGGGAACCGCCGTCGCAGTGGGCAGTGAACCGCGGGCTGGGCGCGCCGGCGGCAGGATCAGGGAATAGGGATTCGTTCATTGCTTCCAGTGTAGCGTGTGGCCCGATGGGTGGGGATGGTCGAGGTTTGTGGTTTCCCACCCATTTCGCAAAGAACGCGAAATGGATGGGGCACGTGTGAATACAGGAATTGTATTGCACTGGTGGGATATGACGGGAGAAGGCGGGTATCGTCGGGTTTGACGCGGGTGAAACGCGCTTTTCCACAGCTCGACGGCGGAAATTAAAAACAGGAATTAGATTGCACTGGTGGAGAGATTTCGCTTAGATTTTGCCCGTAAGTCGTTGAAAAACCGTCAAGCGCGTGGCGGAATCCAACCGAGCCATCCCATAATGCGAAACTCGGCAAAAATAGCCGCATGACATTTTTGTGAAAAACTCCCAAACTCCGCGCCAGACGCCGCTCGAAGCGCTATCCACCCTCCAAAACAGGCCTCAAAACTTGCACCAAAAACAGTGCAAAAGGTCTCAATGTCTGATAACGTGATTTCTATGGAAAATCATAGAAAAAATAAGGCGGCCACGCCCATCCAAGGCTGAGTAGGGGTCGAATTCTAGCCTAAAAGTCGGTCAGAAAAGGCCGGTTTCTGGCTCCAAAACGAGCAAGATTGCAAGTTCAAAAACAGAGTAACTCAACCTTACAGAACCTATCAACCAACTTAGACCCGAGATACCTTCAAAAACATTGGTCGAGCCCGTTGGCTATGTGGATAGCTTCCATCGACACGCACAACGGCGTTATTCCCGGCCACGTTACCAGAATCGATCGTCTGCGGGCGGCGTGATAGGTTCGCTCCAGAACTCACCGGCGTCCTCCATTTCTTTATCTTCAAGAGGCATCTCGTTTCCTGGAAAGCACCACCCAGCGCAATACATCACGACGGTCAGATTCCTGTTGCGATATTCTCTCAGGTCTCTCCACCAGTAGTACCCTGGTTCCGTCGGTGCTGTTTTTGTCCACATGATTTTACCTCAGTTCAAAAACGCTGGTCGAGCCCGTTGCTTGTGTGGATAGCTTCAATGTGCGCCATCAGCGAATCGTAGTTGATGCGCCAGGGGCTGTTGAGCTTGTCTCGGACCTTGTAGGCCTTGAGCGTGCCGTCTTCTATCATACGCGTCACAGTTTGGACGGAAACATCAAGGATCTCCGCAGTGCGCGCCGTGGAGATAGAAAAGCGCGGGCTCCAGGGGAGAAGTAACTGATCGGGAGAGCGGAAGCTCATGCTGGCCTCCGATCTTTCACCCCATCGGCTGAGACCTGCCTCTGGGAGCCCCGATCTTCCCACTTACCGGCGTGCTGCAACATACCTTTGAGCGCCCAGCGCACGCGGTTGGCATCGGCCACTGTAGCGATTGAGGGCGCTGCCTTGTGCTTGAGTGGTGAGCGCGAAGAACGCATCCAGGCGTCGAACTGGGCGCGTTCCCAACCGAGGCGTGCGTAGTAACTTTCGATGGTGGCCAAATCAGCCGAGGAGGCCATTTCCGGGGCGCTAGAGAACTCCTGGCCATCGTGCCGGCCATCTATCCCAGCCCTACGAGCTTGATCGCGATCGAGGCGTTTGCGGGGCTTGGCGGGGGCTTTCACGCCGAGCTGCGTTTGGATTTGATCAATCAGCCAACCAGCATCATCAGAGGTTAGATCACTAAAGCTAGACACAGGCTTACGCAGCCTCAGAGAGGCCCAACCCAGACGTTCTTCGCGACTCGTTCCGACGCCAATCTCATGGTGCGAAAATTGGCTGAAGAGCGTTTGCAGCCTTCCGAGTTGTGGCTTAGTGATCTGCATATTCATTTCCTGTGATCCAGGGCCTTCTTACATACCGAACAAAGCACTGGAGGCTTATTCTTCCGCATCTCGCGTCCATCCGCCTGGCGACAAGCATCCGAACAAAACTTCGCAGTCCGCCGCTTCGGATCGATCAGGTTCGTACAGCCCATATGCTGGCAATTTCGTTGATACCCGTGTTCTTGCAACTCTGTTCTCCTTTGTCGGTTGCTGTTTTCATTTAGACCTTGGCAGCCGGCGCATCGGCTCCGGGTGTAGCTTGACGTGGCCGATGTGCCAGCCTTTGCAGAAGCGGCAGAGATAGACCTGTAACTCGCCAGCCAGCGCGCCGAAATTGCGCCGCGATCCATTGAGCGCGGCGCAGGCCTTGCGCTGGCTTCCGTGCCGAATCTTTCCGAGGCAGGAACGCTCCTCGCTGGTCATAGCTGAGACCTCACCAGACCGTCTGGCACGCCGAAGAATCCCAACGCGCCTTTGTACGGGATGGGCGTCGCAAAAGTCACCGGATCGCGCAACACAAAGCCGTAGTTACCGACAAACCATGGGCTGCAACTGAGGGCTACGCAATCGACGATCTCCACTGAGCCAACGATGCAACCGCCGCATTCGCGCATTTCTGGAAAATTAGGTGGTGGCACGTTTGCCGCACCCGCCTCTGCGGCCATCTCTCCCGCGTCCCAATCGTCAAGTGCGATGTCTTTCTGTATCCATGATTTACTGGCGTGGATCAGCACGCGGCCGCGGACGCGCGTCGGCCAGTCCCGATTCTCAATGTCTTTGCCGGCGTGCAGGATGTACCACCACCAGGGCGCTCGTATGCTCAGGGCTTTCACGCAAGCCTCCGATCTTCCGCGCACATCACGGGCACAGAGATAACAGGCATCTTCTTCCGTGGGCCGCGCTTCTTCGCGGTGAGGCGCCTTACCCATTCGAGCAGCGCAAACGACGAGCAACCGCCGCGCAGCAGCACGGCATCCGCGTTGAGGCCCTCTGGCGACGCCGGGAGATCTGGGGCCAACACCAGGGAGTGCATAGCGGAGCCGATCTCCCAAGCCTGGTCGAGCAGACGCTCGATGTCCGGCAATCGCGAATAATCGCAGAACAGCAGATCGTAGGTTTGCGCGCGAAGATGCTCGACCGCCGGCTCCGCGCCAAGCACTTCCGTGACGGCGTAGCCGTTGGTGTGGAGCATGAACTTCAGAATGGAGAGCCGGTCCTCCGATGCGCCCACCAACAGAATCTTCTTCTTTGGCCTCATGCGGTGACTCCTTTCGGGCGGTTTGCTTTCTGGCGCTGGAGGCCGTAAGCAAAAGCTAGAGCCAGCGTTGAATGGAGTCGGTTGGTTTCTACGGGGACTTCGGGGATATCCTGAGTAGTTGGCGTCACGCCGGCGATAGCGAGAGACATCATGAAGGCGAGCGCTGAAGGTTCCATCGCCTGGAAGTTGGCGAGTGCCTTTGTAAAAGTCGGGGTTTGAAGTGCTTTTATTAATCTCATGCGGTCACCTCGACGATGCGGAAGAGATTCGGTTTCGTCTCGTGCCAAACGATGGCTTGTCGCAGGTTCAGGTAGCGCAGTTCATCCTTGAGCGCGCTGCCGAGTTGAATTCCGTCGAGGTTATCGGTGTCGATGTCACGCCATTCTATGCCGTCACTCTCGACGGATAGTGTCATGGATACCAGCACTTCTTCCGCGGCCTGTAGCGCCAGGGCGTTGGCCAACTTATTCACTTCGCTCATGGTTCATTCCCCCTTCAAAATGATTTTCTGGGTAACTATCCTTTCGCCTGTTCCGCGCGGAGATCCGCGCGGACCTGGTCGAGCTTCGCTTCAAGCGCGGACATATCGATGTGGTGGAGTTTGCCGACGTGAATAAGCGCCGTGAGCCGCGCCGCCATGTAAGGCCGCACGTTTTCTTTGCCTTTGAACCATGCATCCAGGGCGCGATAGACCTCTGTGCGTACGGCCTCTGGCACTTCAAACCAATGCGTCGGGCACATCAGCTTCGCGCGTTCGATTGCCACAGCGCAGCCGGGAATCTGGCAGACGAAGACAGCCTTCGCTGGCAGCGTTGATGAGACCGAAGGTGCATCCACCTTATGTATCGAGCGCACGAACATCAGCAATCTCCTTTTCACTGTTCTGTTTGAGCTGGAGCGAGAGCTGGCCCAGCAGTTCCAGCGCCGCTTGATCTCCATCTACCGACCTGAGAATTTCGAGTTCCGCGCGCACCTGGTCGAGAACGCCGCTCCTGAAAATGGTGCGGTCCGCATCCGTCACGATAAGGAAATAGCCGCCGTCCGATCCCTTTTTGCTCGATCCGATCGGTAAAGCAAACTGCAGGCGAAGAGACCGCACGATCTGTTTGATCTGCCGGTCGGCAAGAGCCTCACATTTCTTCCATGTCCGCATCTCGCGGATAGTGACCGAATTAGCAGCGCCGCGGCAATATCGAATAGCGGTCAGGACCGCCTTCTCTTCGAGGGAGAGCGTCATCCCAAGTTTTCCCGGCTTGCCGCAAAGCAGCCAGAGAATCTCCGCGTCGATGCTCTGTACACGCTGCTCGATGGAAACAGCCAGGTCCGGAAAGAGAGATCGTTCGGTCATCGCGGGCCTTCTTTCCGCTCTCTGATCGCAGCCAAGGCCGCGTGGCGCATCAGCGAGATGCCCGTGATGAGCTTGTCAACGCGCACGTCGAGCGTGTCGGCGAAGCGCAGAGATTCTTTCGGATCATCCTCAGCATCAACCTCTTCCCAAGAAGGAAACGCTGCCCAAGCATTGGCAAGGGCTTCGAGCTTGCGGAAGACGCTATGGCGCGCGGCCTTGAGAGCGGTGTTGCTCACTGGACGCTTCCTTCCACCAGTTGAGCGCCGGCGTCCATCCCCTTCACCGACCGGCTTCTCGCTCTTCGCCTCGTTGGGTACTTGTCGCGGTGCCACCAAACAGTGGCTTCCTTCATGCCGAGGCGCTTCGCAATTGAGGCGCACGATTCGCTCGCGGAGGCTTCGCGGATCGCCTGTCTCATTTCATCGGTGAGTCTTTGCATCGGTTCCTCCTTGAAGGGTTGCGGATTGGAAGGTTTAGAGGAGGTCGCCGCGCGCGCTATTGATCCAGTAGGCGTTGCCTCCCCCTCCTTTTGAGCCGGACAGTTGGCCGAATCCGACTCAAACTTGTTGTGCCGTTCAGGCAGCGCCGGGTGCGTGCCGTCGTCGCAGGCGGCGCAGAGAGCCTCGCCTTCGAAGACGATGATGGCGTCACAGCAGAGGCAACGCGAACAGCGCTTTCCGCGCGGGGCCATGGTGGTTGTCTCAGGCGGCGTAAGCATCAGGGCCTGCCTTTCTGTCGCAGTAGACCGGCCGCTGCACCGTGGAAATTGCCGCCGCCACCTCCGCCGAGACACCTGGACATGTATTCCAGGGGTCGAGGGCTTGGCCGCAGTTGGGACATGTCGCCCGCATCCGGCGAGGCATCGGCGTGATGGCGGCGGCGGTTAAGATCATCTCTTTGTTTGTCATCGCACAACCTCTTTCGGATTCGCGCGCCACATTTTGTGTAAGACTCTCTGCAGATCGCCCGTCTCTTTCTGAATCTGCTTGCTGGCCGCAAATAAACATGCAAGTGAGCTGATGGAGGGGTTTTCCTTGATCGTGCTCAGGTGCGACTGCGCCGAAGCGATGGCCATTTCCACACATTCAATGCGACGTTCGAGTCGTGTCACTTCGCTCCGCCTTTCTTCGCGGCCTTGGCGGCTTTGCGCTCGGCCTTGGCCACGGCCTCAGCTTCTTTCTGGCGCAGCGCGGCGGCCAGCTCCACCGAGAGCGCCGGAGCCTTCGCGTTCACGTTGAAGCACGACGAGAAGATCGAGAGCAGGCGGCTCTGCACGTCGCTGGAGAAACCGCCGATGGCCAGCTTCAGCGTGCCGGCCGCGTCCTTGCGCAGCGTGTGCTTCACCTTGCGGTCGAAGAGTTCAATGAAGACCTTGGGGAGCTTGAGGCGCGAGAGCTCGCTCTGCAGCTCGCCAACCGGAGCCTCGATGATCTCGACGGTGGAGGCCACGGTGGCGTCGGCAATGTAGAGCGTGCCTTCCAACCGCGTGGTCTTTTCGGCGTTGGCGGGCGTGTAGCCGTAATTCTGCACGGCTTCCAGCAGCGCGCCTTTGGCGGTGGAGAGCTTCTGCTGCGCCTCCTCCACGACAGCCCTCGCCGCGTCGAAGTTCATGCAGAGACCGTCGATCATTTCGGGAGTGGGAGCTTGTTTCTTATTCGGAGTCATGGTCAGCCTCGCTTTTCTGGATTGCTTTGAAGGTTTCGTTGAGGTCGTCGAGATAGCGGGAGAGCCGCGTGTGGCAGCAGCCCTGGCCGCAGATTTCCTCGTAGGTGAAAAGTGGATTGCGGTCTGGGTCCGTGGCCTCGATCGGCTGGAAGAGAATGCCTTCGAAGCCCGGCTTCACGATGGCGAAGAGCCAGTGATTCGTGTTGAGCTTCGGAGCGCCACAGACTCGGCAGATAAACGGTGGAGCTTGCAGAGGAATGAGCATCAGTTCATCACCTCCAAACACCCCAGCGACGAAGACCTATCGCCGGGGACCCCGTGCGCCGTTTTTGCCGGCGAGCAGCGTACGGCCATGTCGATGGCGGCGTGGGCCGGCTCCATGTTGCGCAAGATGGCCTTGGCGACAGGCACCGGCACACCGCCGAATTCGTCGATGCAATCGAGCGCGAGCTGCATGTCGGCGCACAGCGTTTTGAGGCAATCGCCGAACTCGGAGGGAATGGCGGTCACAGCCTTGGCGCTTACGCATTGCGGCTTGCCGTGCTGGTCGATGTAGACCATGCGATTCTGAGGTTGATCGCTCACTTCGCGCCTCCGATTTTGTCGAGTTCCAGCTTCGCCTTATCGAGGAAAGCGTTGATGGAACGGCTGATCCCGCGGGCTTTTCCAAGCTCATAAGCCACGCCGGGCACGGAATTGCCGCCGTTCAAGTCCATGCGGATCAGCCGCTCGACCTGGGCTTGAAGCTCCTCGGTGCGAATCGCCGTTTGTCGCAGAAAGTTGTCGAGCGCTTTGGTGTCTCTCACCGGCCACCTCCTAGCACGCGCTCGACGGCGCCGCCGGGCAGAAAAGCCGCGCCGATCTCGACAGCGAAGTAAAGAGCGGCCGCGATCACTGCCGCCTTCGTCCAGAGATCGCAGAGCTTGTGCAGGTGCGCCGAGGGTGTCCAGACTTCCCAGAAGGCTGCCCAGCGGCGCAGACAAGCCCAACGTGTACGCCGGCGCACGCATAGGATTCTGGCGAGCGGGTACTCACGCATGGAGACTTCCAAATCTTCCGCGGACTCGATGATGAGGTTTTTGCCGGTGCCGAAAAATAGCTTTTTCATGCCACGGCCTCAACTTTCTCGGCAATATCGTCCTGCGCGGCCAGTCCTTCGCGTATCTCGCGAACGGCGGCCATCAAACGGCCGATGCTGATGTAGCGCTGGGTTTTGCGGTCCACGCGGACTGCGATGGTGGCCAGCTCAATCTGCTGGCGGATCAGCGCGGAGTCGAGCGTGAGGCTGGACAATTCCGACTTCAGGATGCCCGCGGCCTCGTCGGCGGTGATGGCGGGCAGCGTGATCTTGTCGCTGATGCGGCGCTCCAGTTGCTCCAGCGTGCCGGCGAAGCGAGCGAATATCCTGTCAAGCTCGTGGCTGCCCGCAAAGCAGAGGGAGAAGCGCGGATCTTCATCGAGCAGCTCGCGGACAACCTCGAAGCAATCGATGGAGAGGTGCTGCGCCTCGTCGAAGTAAAGAACCACGCGCGCCCCGCGAAAATCGAAGCGGAGGTTATGAATCGCGCGGTCGATGGCCGTATCCGATTGCGTTCCGCAGGCGGTGGCCACGCGCTTCATCAGGTCGCGGGGCGAGATGCGCGCGCGGCAATAGACGCGGAAGATGAATGTCTTCTGAGCGGCTGCGCGCTGGGCGTTGTGCTCGGCAATCAGGTAGCGGGATACGTCCGTCTTGCCCGAGCCAGGCGGGGCATAAACCATGTAAACTTGCGGCCGCTCCAACAGCCGGGCGAAGACGCCGCGCATGGCGCGCACAGTGCCGGTCTCGTAGATCTGCGTTGCGAATGGGGCTTCTGGCTCTACCGGGGTGTTTGCGACAAAGCCGGTGATGGCCGCGCAGATGCGCGAGGAGTTGGTGATGTTGCTGTAGTGGCCGTTCATGAACTGCGCGAGGGTGTTCGGCGAGTAGCCGATTCTCCGCGCGAAGTCCACCGGCGACATGCCGCTGCGAATCATGAAGTCGGACGCGAGCCGCTGTGCCTGCGCCGATGTCTGTGTTTGGTCGATCATGCTTTCTGTCTCTCCAAAAAGATGCGTGCGGCCTCTGCCGGCGTCGCTGGCCGGTTCGAGGGTTGATTGTCAGGGGACAGTTTTGCGAGGTGGGGATTGCGCTGGGTAATTACGTCAGAAATATCGGTATCGGCGGGGAGTTGCAGCCGCCGGGCCATTTGCTCCAGCGGCGAGAGCGCGCCATTTTGCCGCGCAACCAGGCTGATTGTGCCCAGCGCTTCGCGCGTCTGCTTTTCCAGGTGGCGGCGCTGCCTCATGCTCTCGGAGATCAGCGACTGTGTGTGCGGGTCGCTGGGCGCGAAGCGCACGAGTTCCTCGCTTTGAAGGGCGCAGATAAAGTTGCCGTCGAGATCGAGCGCGGCGGCGTCTTCCGGCGCGCCTGGCTCGTAGGCGATCAGGATGTCGCACTGATTCAAGTTGTGCAGCGCGGCGAAGCCGGCCTGGTCAGCGGGCACGTAGCGGCGATTGTTCAAACGAACAGCACATTCCTGAACGATTCTGCGCTCGTGTTCCGCCATTAAAAGAGCGAGTGTCGCCGGATCGGGCGCGGGACGCTGGTTGGGGTTGAGATTGTTTTCAAATACCTGGCGCGGTGTCCCGCCGTCCATGCCAATTCCCGTGTGAGGCGAATCCGCATATTCCTCCATCCAGGCCAGGCAGGCGCCGATGAAGACTGAAGCCTTGGGATGCTTCGACTCGGCAACGCGGCCATGGCGGGTCAGCTTGCGGTGTTCCATCATCGCGAGTGAAGTGGAATCGGGACGCGTGAAGGGGCTGCCTGTGGTGTATGTCGGCCAGCATTTATCGAAGTGCTCGTGGACGGTGCCCCAGAAGCGCTCTATGTGCTTCGCCTGCCCGTGATAAGGCGCGCAATGCGTTAAGGCAGTCCCCACGCGCGCCAGAAAGCCGGTGGCCTCGATGGACTCAAGCTCAGCCTTGCGCCAATCCTGCGGCGCCAGTGGCGACTCCATCATGTAGCCGGGGGTCGCGCCTTTGCCCACCTTGCGATAATCCTTGCCGTTGTCAACGTAGACACATTCGGGAGGGCCGTACTTCGTAATGCCGCGGCGCATGGCGGCGGCGATAGAGCGCGAGCTGCCTTCCCAGCACCAGCTCGCGCCCATCGGCATCCGCGAGCGATAGTCGAGCCATCCGGTGAGCCGTATGCGGACCGGCGAACCCCACTCGACATTCGAGAAGCAATCGTTGGCGCACTCCACGTCGTGGATCATGTGATCCCCAACCCACACAGCGTTGGCGTACACGTCGGTGAAGCCGCGCGTCAGATAGGGGCTCATGCGTTCCTGGTATGCTTTGCGGCCTTCACGGGCATAGACGACGAGCGACGGCGGCATGGATTTTAACCACGCTCTCACCGTCTCGTATGAAGGCAAATCTTCTTGGGGGACTTCGATCATTTCGCGGTTGCTCACGATGTTCTCGTGGGCGACGCGGCAGGACATGCGCTGGTCCAAAAAAAGAAATGCGGCGAGCCACGCGGCCCGAGGATAGGCCTCGAAGAATCTTGAAGTGTGCGCGTCTTTTCGTTTACGGTCAGCCAGCGCCGCAAAGCCGCCTGCCTTGTATGCGCGCAGCCAGTTGTAGAGCGTGCCTCGGGAGATGCTGTGCGCTTCGGCGGCGTACTCCACCATCAGGGACGCGCTCGTGACAGGCGTTCCATCTCGCAGTTGCAGACGGCCAAACCGCGCGGGATCGCGTTGATATTCCAGAATCTGCTGCACGACGGCGAGCCGCTGGGAGGCTTGCTCCTGGTCTCGCGGCGAGGGCAGCAAAATTCGCTGAGGCGAAGCAACAGGCACGGACATCGGCAAGCAAATCGAGAGTTGAGTGCTCAAAGAGCGGCCCCTTGCAATTGCTGGTCAAGAAAGGTTTCTGTGTGTTGGCTGGCCGCTGAGCGCGCGGCAAATCTATCCACGGCCCAAACCACCGCTGCGGTGTAAGGCACCGCGCAGATCAGATCGAAAAGGTAGTGTTGGCCCGACCCTAAGGTGGCGAGGACGATCAGCGCGGCGTAGACGCCGCCGAGGGCGCGGCCCCAGTTCCAACGGCGAAGGAACCACAAAACCAAAAGAGCGCTGGACATGTGAACGGAAGGCACTCCGTTGGGCGCGGCGGAGATGGCCAGAAGATGCGGAACAAGGCCGGCCGTCGGCAGTGCCGGGAAAGATGGAAACGCGAACGCCGGGCCGCATACGGGAAAGAGCAAATAGATCGGGAGCGCGGCGAAGAGGTTCAGCAGGAAGGTCTGCGCCACGCGAATCGCTTCCCGCTCGGGGCGCAGCAGCAGCGTGGCGGCGAAGGCGCCGAGCATGGCCATGGGCAAAAGCCCGTAGCTCACGCTGACCAGAGTTCTGAGCCAGAGATGCACGGCCACGAGCTGGCCCAGGTGAAAGCTCGGCGAGCCGAAGAGGCGGTCGAACTGATAGATATAAGCGTCCAACTTGAGCGGACGCAACTGCGATAGCGAATTGGCCGTGAGCTGCGAGAGGATTCCCGCGGGTTCGATCAACAGCGCGGCGACGAAAAGCCACTCTGTCTGTTTGCGCGCGGCGGGAGCGAGAAACCAGCGCACGGCCAGCAAAGGCACGATTAGCGCGGTCACGGCAACGCCCGGATAAATAGTCAGGAAGGATGCAAAAGGGTTCACTTCGCACCCCCGATCTTCGTCGCGCGTTCGCGACGCTCGATGGCTTTGAGTTCAGCCTTTATGGACTCCCATGTGCGCCAGTCCTGCAGCGTGCGGTACATATCTGCGCGCAGCCAGAGAAAGACGCGCGTGAAGACAGCGGTGAGGCGTGCGGAGAGGGTTTTCATTTCGCGCCCGTTTTCTTGGAGGCGGCTGCGTTCCATGATGGATTTGCAGAGCGGGCGGCATAAAAGGCTTTTATTTTAGCGAGAGTCTTTCTGCTTTCATCCTCGATGGCCACTAGAACTTTGTCAGAGTGGCGGCGTCCTCCAGCGACCTCAACCACATCGCCGACCGGGATCTTCATTCTTATAGCAACGCGCCCACAGACCCCATCGAGTCTCGCATCCTGCCCCAAGTTCGAGACTGCCCCTATCTTCTGCATCTCAATAAACATCGGTATCAAAGAGACAGCGACTGTCCCATCTGCCCAGTGATTCTCAGAACGCTGTGCGGGAGATGCTCCCGGCAAAGATGCAGGCAAGATCAAAAGCCGGAAGGCTTGGCCGATGGCGGCGAAAAAGAGAACGAGGCGTTTGTTCATGCTGCGCGCCTTTCTGTCTTCCGCGCGAACCGCTGCACTTCGCGTTCGATGCGTGCATATTCCTTGGCCAAGGCGATCTCAACCTGGCGAGACTGCCGCAGGCCATTGGCCACAAGGCACAAATGTGAGCGGCTGAGTCCGAGCTGTCGAGCCACTCGGCTCTGAATATTGCGGGTCAACTTGGTGCGAAAGGTGTTTGCGTTCATATATCCTGTCCAGAGGCGAACCGGGTTTCGATACGCTGTTTGCCTCCAGATCACCATATAACCGCAGGTATGTGATGTCAAGCGAAAAAATAACCACAGGTATCTGTCTCGATGCGGAGCAGTCGCTAGTCCAAAAAATTAAGGCATTGCGGGACACTAGACGTCTGAAACAGATAGACTTGGCGGAATTCTGCGGAGTGACACAAGTATCTGTATCTAAATGGGAAAAGAGCAGGAAGCCGGCGATTCCATCAGCTAAAAATCTCCTCAGGTTGGCGGAATTGGTTCCAGAAGAAGAGCGCCCATGGTGGAGAGCTCGCGCCTCAGAGCGCGTTGGATTCGAGGTTCAAGGGCTACAAGCTGTATCCCCATCGCCGACGGGACGAAAGAAGAGCGAACGGGTGGACGCGAAATTGCTGGCGCAGGTGCTTGAAGCGGTGGAAAGGGCGATGAACAAAGCCGGCGGATATTTTTCAACGAAGATTCGGGCGGATGTTTTAGCCTGGGCGTACGATAGCTGGCGGGAGAACGGGCATCTGGAAGCCTCACAGATCGAAGCCAAAGTCCAGGAGGCCCGAAGTCCATCGAACCGGAAAGTGAGAACGTGATGGCAGGATTTAACTTCAACTTAGAAACCGACTATGACATGGGGCAGCACGCAATGTCGATGGTGGAACAGGTTCTCCGTTGGGATGGAATTTATCGCGCCGATGCGGTTCCGGTAATTGCTCAGCACATCCTTAAAAGCGCAAAGAAAGGCGAGACGGAACGAGATTTCCGGCGTTGGTGCAATACGCCCGATGCACCATTCTGCATATCCAGTTGGCAAGAGTACGCAACGCCACATTCGGATTCCAGAAAATGGCCAGAGATACTCTTCACTAGCGTTGTTTTGGATATTTACGCGTCTCATCGATATAACCAGATCAGAGAGTTGTCGAAAGACGATTTGCCTTATTGGCAGCTTGACTGTATGTCCCAGTACTGCAAGAAGCATTCATCGCTTGATCAATATATCGCTCGCCCGGATGATCCAATTTGGGAAGACATCTTTCCACCGAACGGCTGGATGTGTGGATGCTCGGTTTTGCCCATCATGGATTTCGACGTTCCTCCGCGTAAACGGATTGGACGCCCCGTATCCGAAGAGTTACGCACACAGTGCCGAAATTGGTTGCAGACGCGCCCGGATCATATTTTGAAGTTGCTTTAATTCCGCAATCATCGAGCCCCTTTTCGCCGCTCACCACGACGCGCATCATTCCAGCTATCGCACCTTGAACACCTCTTCCATCACGCGGCGAAGCCGCGTTCTATTCTGCACACTAACCTGAACGGCAAGCACCGCCAAATTCCGAAAGGAGACAGGCGGAGAGCCAGAGCAGACGAGTGTCCGTGGGGTTGGAGGCAGTGCGGTAACACGCTCCAATCCCCGGCCTCCGAAAAACAAGGAAGAGGGAGCTTCCCACCACCATGAACATCAGAGGAAAATTCACCGTCCGCAGCCACAAGCACTTTCAGTCCGCCGATCCCTACGTCGAGATCGAGCTGTCAGCGCTCTATTCCAACACACCGGAAGACAACAGCTACGCCAAGTCAACCCCCAGCGGCTCCATCACCATGGCCGTCACCGTGCCCGAAGTGATTGCGACACTAGCCATCGGCAAGGTGTTCTACGTCGATTTCTCGCCCGCCGACTGAGACAGGCGCCAACGTCAACGCAGCAAAAGCAGGGACCAGGGATCAAGGAATAGGCGGCGACGATGGAATTCAGCGCGGCGGGAATGGCGTTGCTCAAGCGGAGCGAGGGTTTCCGGGGAAGGGTCTATCTGGACACGGGAGGCGTTCCGACCATCGGCTGGGGCCACCGCCTATTGCATCCCGACAGCTTTCCCGACGGTGTGGACGAGAGGCTGGCCGCGCATATGCTGGCCTGCGACGTGGACGATGCCGAAGAGGCCGTCGAGCACCTGGTCAAGGTTCCGTTGACCCAAGGCCAGTTCGACGCGCTGGTGGACTTCGTTTTCAACCTGGGCCCCACGCGCCTCTGCAATTCCACACTGCTCAAAGACTTGAACGCCGGCCACTACGACGATGCGGCCGGGCAGTTGCTGCGTTGGGATCACGGCATGGAAGCCGGCAAGGAAGTCGAGCTGGCCGATCTGGAGGCGCGACGCAAAGAGGAAGTGGCGCTCTGGAAAGGCACGGTGACGGCTTGAAGCGCTACGAGCTCATCCCGCCGGTGCCACATGGCGAGCGCTATTGGCTCATCTCTGATACGCAATGGAGTGACGACCCGAACTTCGCAATTGTGCAGATAGCCGCATGGGCGCCGGACGCTGAAGTTCTCGCAACCAAGATCTGCGCCGCGCTCAACGCGGCGCAAAGCATTTAACCCGTCAACCGTTGAAGAGGAGAGATATATGCAAAACCCGCAATCGCAACTTCGTCGTTGGGCGGTAGTGATGCCCATGGCTCTGGCGACCATGATTCTGTCTCTGGCTGCTCTGAATACAGCCGGATGCACACAGCAGCAACGGGTCACTGTGGCTCAGGAGATCGTCAACTGGGCGCCGGTCTTCATCTCGACAGCCGATACCGTCAATGCGGCGGTGGAAGCTCTCGACCCGGTGACCGTGGCAGTGCTCGGGCCAATGACCCTGGCTCTCAACACTTTCGGGCCGCAGTTTGAGCTGGCCGCGCAGAACTATCTTGCCAACCCGACCCAGACCGCGCTCCAGACGCTTCAGGCGTTGGTTGTGCAGATTCAGCAGAATGCGAACTCGGCGCTGCTGGCGGCGGCCAAGATCACGAATCCCGTAAGCCAGGCCACGGCAACCAGAAACATCAACCTGATCGCAACCATCGCCAACACTCTTCTGGCACTGGTGCAGAGCATCAGCACCAAGGCGCAGGTGGCGGCCATGGCTACGCAGGTTCATGTGACGCTGGCGCAGGTGCGTCCATACATGGACGAGCCGGCAATGCAGCGGGCATCTCTGGGCGTTTCGCATGATCTGGCTCTCGCTACCGTTCCTACTCCGGCTCAGTTCTTTGCCGCCGAAGCGCAGCGAGGATTCTGATGAGCAACAAACCTCAAGTCTGGCCGGTTACGCCAGCACAGTACGCCGCGATGGAGACCGAAGTCGCGGCGGCCGGCTACCCGATCTCCGGCGACAGCGGTACGACGCAGGCGAAAAAGGGACCTATTACGGCAACCATAGGCTGGCTCTTTGACGGCGCAAAACTGAGCATCACTGTCCTCTCCGCGACGTTTGGCTGCACCGGCATAGTCGAGGGCCAGATCGCGGCTGCGGTCAACAAGGCATTGGGGCTGTAAACGAGAAAACCCAAGAAGCCTTCCGCCGCCCGGACCAAACCAGGCCGGGCGGCGGGAGCGAAAAAGAGGGCACGCGGATGGCGGTACGCGTCACATTCAGTTCGATCACGCTGATGAGATACCATGCGGTCCGCGCGCGCATCCGGGCGCAATCGGAGAAGACGGACTGTGTGGGCAATACGGGAACGGCGACGGGCGACAAAATCACCATCGCGTGGACCTACGACGAAGGCGCGCAGAAGTTGGCGTTCACCTGCACCGAGCGCCCCTGGTGGAAGTCAGAGGGCTTTGTGAGCAGCAAGATTCTCAGCCTGATGGAGGCGTTATGAAGAAGCAAATTCGCGGATGGGTGTTGCTGGCGCTGGGGTTCGGCGTGGCCGTGTGGATGGCGAGCTGCCTGGCTTATGCGCAGCAGCCGTTGCCGTCGGGCACTTACTACTCGCCGGAGACGAATCTGGAAACGCAGGACGCGGCCGCGCTCGGCTCGGCGCACAAGACCATCGGCCTGGCGGCTTTTAGCCTGACGGACGAAGCGATTGTGAAAGTGCTGGCGGACCGGGCGGCGCATGGCGTCGAGGTGTTCATCTATCTCGACCGGGGCGAGCTGCAGGCGGAATGCCGGGGAGATGTAACTTGCGCGCGGATTCCGCTGCACGCGCTGATCGGTTTGAAAAATGTTCAGATCCGCGTCAAGCAATCCAAAGTTCTGATGCACCTGAAAAGCTATTGCGTCGATTCGGGCCTGGTGCGGGATGGGTCCGCCAACTTCTCGGAACAAGGGGAGGCTCGGCAGGACAACTCGGCGACATTTGCGACGGGCGCGGGGGGTACCAAGGCGTTCGTGGCGAAGTTCGCCGCGATGTGGGCGAGGCCGGACAATCTGACCGTCGCCCAGGCGGTGGCCGGCACCTGAGACCGGCAAAAGGCAAAAACGCGCCAGAAGGCGCTAGGACGCGTCGGGGGGGGGCAAAAGGTAGGTTGATGCCATCGGACCCCCTTGAACGGGCCGACACAAGCGGGAAAGCTGCTTTATGTGGCTTCTGAGACGTGGGAAGGAATGGCGGAAATGGAAAATGCTCTCAAACCGAAAAGGATGTGGGTTGGTGGACCTCTCCGGAGGTTCTCTGGGGGCTCCGTGCCGGGGGCAAGGATGCCGCTCGCAACAGGGGGATATGGAGGCGCTTATATCTGCGACAAATGCCAGAAGCCTGTTGATGGAGTTTACGAAGCCTCCGAGGGATGGATTTGCGGCGGTTGCAAAAGGAACGCACCGAAGGAGTCCGAAGCGGAGCTGATCGCGGAAGCTGCTTGATTCGCGGCGGTAATGTGCGCGCATAAGGCAACGAAGGGGGTTTTATGGGTAAGTTTTGGGCTGAGGTGGTGGTTTGGTGGCAGGGGAAGAAGACCATCCTGGGGGGCGGCCTGGTGATGGCGGCGGCCGTGGTTGGGGTTTGGTACGGAAAGCTCGACGGGGTTGACGGCCTGACGCTGCTCGGAGTGGGGCTCTCGATCGCCGGATTCAGCGCCAAGGCGAACCGGCACCAGGCGCAGCTACTGACAGCGCTTCAAGGCGTGGCGCAGGCCGGGATAGATGCGCGGGCTGGAAGGCCGGCGCTGATTGTCCAGGACATGCTTCCGGGCTTGGCTGCGCTGGCGCCAGAAACTTTGGCTCCGGCAAGTCTGCATCTTTCGGCCAACTCGGTTCAGGAGCTAGCCACAGCGGTTCAGCACCTGGCCGGCAACAGCAATGGTCCTCCGCTGCCTGTAATTACAGGCTCGGCGGCCGCTGGAGCCGCTCAATGACGATTCTGGGCCTGAACGGACCTCCGAGGGCTGGGTTGGACATGGGCTTCCGCGCCGGCTGGCTCAAGCATGTGGGCCTGGCGATCAGCGGAGCGAGCGGCGCGGCGATTGTGGTAGGCGGCTACGAGGTTCTGAAGGTCCAGCCAGAGCAATCCTTCAAGCTGCTGGAGAGCTGGGGCCCGGCGTTCCTGATCGCGATTGTGGCGCTGTTTGTGCTGGGGAGATTTCTCGAGGGCTTGAACGCGACGGTGCGCGAGAGTTTCAGCATGGTAGCCAACGGAGTGCAGTCCGCCGCCGAGGCATCGAACCGGACAGCGACCGCGCTGACCCGGCTGGCCGACCTGGGCGGCAAGCAAGCGGAAGAGGTGCGTATGTTGGCGGTCTACGCGGCCCAGGAGTTTCCGGGAATTTATGAGCGGTTTGACCGGCAGGACTTGACGCTGGAAAAGCAAACCGAGGCGCTAACCAATTTGACAACATCGATGGGCGCATTGACATCGCTACGCGATCTCACCGACGCAATGAACGAACTGAGAGCGGGGAGAAACAATGGCAACTGAGCAGGAATTGATCCAGACGAGGCGGCGCCGCGGGAACATGTTGAAGCTGATTCGCCAGAATCACGAAAATCAGGCCGACCGCATGGATGACTTCGAAATGGCCAAGATGATGCAGAGCCTGGGCGCGCACATGAGCCAGCGCCAGGTGCTGACCATGCTCCAGGATCTCCAAATCTTCGGGTACGTCAGCTTCAATCAGCGGTTCTGCGATATCCGGGAGCGCACCATCGCTGAGGAAATCATGCTCACCGCGGCTGGCCTCGGAGCCGTGATCCGCCGCAAAGACACGGACGAGGTGCTGTTCGACTAGCTGGCGGAGGAAGTTATGAGCGTTGGATGTATGCACAACCCGGAGTTAGCCTGCCCTCAATGCCAGGCGGCCTTTAATAGGCAAAATCCCGACGGTCGCGAGACACAGAGGCGTCGGGAGTTCGAAGAGCTTCTTGATGAGGTATGCACCTCAAGAAAGAAACGATGACCAAGCCCAAGCCAAAGACCGGAGAGCCGCGGAAGACGAAGCTGCCGCTCAAGATAGATCGCCTGCCGCAGAGCGCGCAGGACGCGATCAAGGGGCTCTATGACCACGGGCGCACCTGGGTGGAGATCGCCGAGCAATCGGCGAAACCCTACAGCGCGGAGTGGGAGAAAGACGGCGGCGGCTTTATCGACTGGCCCGAGGTGGAGCACGACGTTCTGGATCTCTTCCCCGGCCTGTGCCTGGCTAAGTCTTCGCTGCAGCGATGGTTCGACCTGCGCGTCTCGCAGGTGCGCCGGCAAGTGCTGGCCGAGAGCGCCAAGGCGCGGGAGTGGGCGGCAGCTTTTGCCGGCAACGATCTGCCGGGAACGAACGCCGCGGTGATGAACGCCATGCGCGACCAGGTCTTCACGCTGATGCAGAAGGTAGGCCCAGGTGACCAGGATGTATTTCTCAAGGGCTTGAATGCGCTCTCGCTGACCCTGGCGCGGTTGCAGCGTGTGGAGCTGCAAGCCAAGCGTGTGGAAGTGGACACCCGCAAGATGAAGCTCCTCGAAGATCGGGAAAAGGCCGCGTGTGCGAGGGTTGACGAAGCTACCCAGTCCGCCGCGAAGAAAGGCACCGGACAGTTCTCCATCGAGGACATCAACCTCCTCCGCGAACGCACCTTTGGTTTGCCGCCACTGGTGATCGCTCATGGATAACAATGAGCACATAGCCAAGCCTCCCGCTGTGCTGCAGATGCGGCCGTATCAGCAGCGCTGGATCGACGACAATTCCCGCTTCAAAATCGCGGTGAAAGCCGCGCGCGTCGGTTACTCCTTTGCCACCGCATACCGCCGCGTCGAAATGTCGATGCGCGTGCCGGGACGCACGACGACAGTGCTCTCCGCCTCGAAAGCCCAATCGATCGAATTCGTAGAGACGTGCGCGAAGATCTGCCAGCTCATGGGTGGCACGGCGCAGATGATCGCCAACGAAGATTTCGTCGATGCGCTTGGCCGCATCGATGCGATTCAAAGCCGGATAGCCTTTCCGAACGGGAGCCGCATCATTGCGCTCCCGGGCAACCCGCGCACGGCGCGCGGCTATCCCGGCGACGCGGTGCTTGATGAATTCGCGCATCACGAAGACAGCTACGCGATCTTTGCGGCCGTCTTCCGCCAGGTGGCGCTGGGCAACTCGCTGGAAGTGATCTCCACGCCCAACGGCGAGCAGGGCAAGTTCTTCGACATCGCTCGCAATCTGGGCTTGGAGATGGGCGTTGCCCCCACACAGTTCCCGATAAAGAAAGATGGATGGTCCGGTCATTGGCTTGATGTTTACACGGCTGTGGCCGAGGGTTGCCCGATCAACATCGAAGAGATGCGCCGCGGCTTGAACGATGACGACACATGGAATCAGGAGTTCTGCTGCGTATTTCTCAAGAGCACCGGGGCCTGGCTGACTCTCGACCTGATTGCCGCCTGTGAAGATGCCGGCGCCACCATCGACCTGCCGCCGGACTTCCATCCGCGCGGTTCGCTCTACAGCGGCATCGACGTGGGCCGCGATCACGACGCCACATGTCTGTGGCTCGATGAAAAGATCGGCGACGTGGCCTGGACCCGCGCCATCGTCAAGCTGCACGCCATGAGCTTTCCCGAGCAGTGCAAGAGACTGAATCCGCTTGTTCGCATGACTTCCCGGAGCGCCATCGACAAGACCGGCATGGGCGTGGGCCTCTTCGATCTTCTGAATCTGGAGAACGAAGGCCGGCTGATGGGCGTGAGCTTCGGCGGCTCCAACGATGACGGCGTGAAGATGAAGACCGATCTTGCCATCCGCATCAAGAAGCGCCTGGAGCAGCAGCGCAGCCGTATTCCCTACGATCCGCAGATCCGCGCCGAGCTGCAGGCGATCAAGCGCCAGGCCACGGCCAGCGGCGTCACCTTCGACGCGCCGCGCATCGAGGTGGACACGGCCGTCGCGGGCGGCGTCAAGAAAAAGCTCTTTGCCCACGCCGACGCCTTCTGGGCTAAAGCTCTGGCGGATCTGGCAGGCGACGGCGGCGCGTGCGTGCTGACCGGCGTCCAGACGCCGGAGACACCCACGACTTATTCGCAAATCAAGGGGTACCTGTGATGGCCAACAAAAAGATTGCCGCCGTTCCGCCGCTGCCGCCCAAAGGCGAGATGATCTCGTCTACCAGCCTCTACATGCAGCAGATCTCACTTTACCGCAATACGCTGGCCTTCGGCGGTACGCGCAACCCCACGTCGATCTGGGCCGCGATGACCTACAACCAGCCGGAGACTATGGCCTACTACCGTGAGCTGGAAGACAAAGACGAGGATGTGGCCAACTGCCTGGATACGCTCAAGCTCTCGGTGCTCGAACGGGATCGCAGCGTGCTGCCCGCTCCGCGTGATGAATCATCTCTGGCCAAGGATGTAAAGGAGTTCGTCGAAACGCAGCTCGGCAAACTCGACTTCCACACTGTGCTGGATTGCGTTCTCGATGCTCCCGGCTACGGTTTCAGCGTACAGGAGATGATCTTCGACACCTCGGAGGGCCAGGCGGAGCTGGTGGACATCAGCGATTGCCCACAGGAGCTTTTTCTCTTCGGCAATCGCTTTTACCCGCAGGTGGGCAATCTGCAACTGCTCGCTAATCCCTGGGCCTCTCAAGGCGCAACGATGCCCGAGGAGAAGTTCCTGATCTTCAGCTATCGCAAGCGCAGCCGCAACCGCATGGGCCGCCCGCTGCTCAAGGCAGTCTTCTGGCCGAGCTGGTTTAAGCGCAACATCCAGCGGCTGTGGATGCAGTATGCGGAAAAGGGTCCGGGCACCGCCGTGGTGCATTACAACGATGCGGACAATGCGTCGGAGCGCCAGCAGGCGGTGGCTATTGCCGAGGCCATCAGAGACAACACGGCCGTCGCCGTTCCCAAGGGCTTCGAGTATGACCAGGAACTGCTCAAGATAGCCCGGTCTCAAGACCCCAAGGTCTACGAAAACTTCTTTCAGGCAATGCAGTACTCCATCGCGCGCCGGGTCATGGGCGAGACGTTGACCAGCTTCGGCAACGAAGGCGGCGGCGGATCGAAGGCCCAGGGCCAGACCCATGCCGACACGCTGGATAAGCGCAGCGTCGAGCTTTGCCGCAGTTTGCAATCGGTCATCAACGATCAGCTCGTCAAGCCGCTGGTGCTTTGGAACTTCGGGCCAACGGCGCCCATGCCGATCTGGCAATTCGATCTCGAAGAGGCTGAGGATCTCAATCTTGCCCTCACCGTGGACACCGGCCTGATGCGCATGGGCAAAAAGTTCAGTGTCGGCTACATCAGTGACCGTTACGACCGGCCGCTGACTACGACCGAAACGGAAGATCAGGAGCTAGTGCCGAACGCGGCCGCGCCGTCTGTGGCGCTCACCGACCGCTCCAGCGCCACCTTCGCCGAGCGCCAGGCCGAGGCAGCAATGCGCGAGGAGATGGAGCAATACGACAGGCTCTTTGCACAGTTGCAGGGCGACGCCAAGGGCATCTTTGCGCGCCGCGTGCGCGAGATTGTTGCGACGGCCATGCCACCGGGGGAGAAATAGCTTGGCACTCGGCTCAATCCATCTCGTGCGCTCAGAGCAGACAAAGCTCGGCGATCTTCTGGCTCACCACCTGGCCGCTGCGAATCTGCTGGGCAGGCTGCATATCGCCGGCGTCGGGCTAAAGAAGCTGCGCCGTCCCGTGCACCTGGCCACCAGCTCGCGGCTGAAGAACTTTGCGGACGACGACGCCCAGGGCGACACGCTCAACGTCGGTTTCAGCTTCGATGTGCCTCCGGAGGGCGCGGTCGAGTACCTGCGCAATCTGACGCCGGTCACGCGGGATCTCTTCGACGGGCTGAGCAGCCAATACAGAAACGATGCCTTCACGGTGGCTGGGGTCAGCGACCAGAGGCTGATCGCGAAGATCCGCGACGCGCTGGAAGAGACCATGGCCAAAGGCGGAACGCGCGACGATTTTCACAAGGCCGTAGACGAGCTGACCTCGGACGCCGGCGTCGAGGATCTCGCGGCCTTCGAGCTGGACACCGTCTTCCAAACCAACGCGGGCAAAGCCTACAGCGCGGGCAGGCTTGAGCAGATGAAAGAGCCGGGCATGATGGATGCGCTGCCCTACTGGCAATACTGGACGGTCGGCGATCTGCGCGTGAGGCCGGCGCACGCGTCGCTGGATGGTTTTTGCGCGCGGGCTATTGACCCAGTTTGGTTGAAGATTTATCCGCCCAGCGGCTTCAACTGCCGCTGCGCGGTCATCCCCGTGCTGCCCGAGGACGCGCCCGAGGGAAGCGATGAAGGCGGCATGGAAAGATTGCCCTTGCTGGCCCGGCTGGGAGTGCCCGAGCCTGGCTTCCACACGCTGTCTGGAGTGTAGGTATTCCAGATAGCACAACTGTTCCAGCTACCGCACGGGCCGGCGTTACGGTCCGATAGGTTGGTTCCATGGCGAAGACGAAGACTGTCGAAGGCATCGCGCTCACGGCGGACAAGTTCGCCTCGGCTGGCGATCCGGACAACACCGATACCTGGCATCTGCCGCTGGATACGCATAAGCACGTCAACTCCGCGCTGGATATGTACGCTCACACCGAGCTTGCCTCCAGCGAAAAGGCTCCTGCCGCGCGCAAAATCGTGGCCCGCGCCAAAGAAGAAGGCCTGGACACCACCGACTTCGTGAAGAATCACCTCAGCCAGACGCACGGCGAAGCGCCGCGCCCTTGGATTGAGATCTTTCGCGCCGGCGATTATCGCGGCGCCAACAAAGGCCTCATCACCCGCGCCGATCTCGACCGCGTGGTGCGCAACTACGACCCCACTTACCACGAAGCGCCAGCTACGATCGGCCACCCTGCCGACGACAAGCCGGCTTATGGCTGGATTGAGAGCCTGGCCGTCGATGGCGACAAGCTGCTGGCGCGCGAAAAGCAGGTCGATCCCAAGTTTGACGAGGCGCGCAAGGCGGGGCGCTTCAAGAAGCGTTCGGCCGCGTTCTATTGTGACGCGGACGGCAACATCACCGGCCTGCGGCATGTCGCCTACCTGGGCGCGCAGCCGCCCGAAGTCAAGGGTTTGCAGGACCTTGCATTCAACGATCACGGATCGAAGTTCATCGAGGTGGACTTCGGGGAGGATGACGTAGTGGCAGACGCAACGAAAACCGTAGCCGAACAGATCAAGGCCTACTTCGCCGAGTTGTTTAGCAGCTCCGCGCAACCGAAGACTTTCAGCGAAGACGATGCCAGGCGCATCGCTACCGACGCCGCAACCGCGACCGCTGCTCCGCTTCAGGCAAAAGTAACTGCGCTGGAGGCCGAGTTGAAAGCGCAGTCCACGAAGTTTGCGGAGCGTGAAACGGCCATCGCCGGCGGCGAAGTAAAGCAGCGCGCCACGGCGGCCATCACCAAGCTCAAGAGCGCAGGCAAGTGGACTCCAGCGTTCGAGAAGATGGGCCTCGGCCCGGTCTTCGAGGAGCTGGCCAAGTCCACCGCAACCGTCGAGTTCGGCGAGGGCGACGCGAAGAAGAATATCACCACGCTGGAAACGCTGGTGCTCTTCCTGGAGGGCCTGCCGAAGATTGTTTCCGGCGGCCGATTCGTGGAAGGCGCTCAGGCTGGACGCGGGCAGACCGCGAGCGGCGATCCGCTGACCAACGCGGCCAGGGCGCGCCAGAAGGAAAAGAAGATCAGCTTCAGCGAAGCGCTTTCGGAGGTCGCGGAAGAGCATCCCGAGTTGACGGTAGCCAGCGGCTCTTCGGCTGGCGCGGTCTAACGAGATACACCAGCGGGCCGGAAAAATCGAAAGCAAGACCGGCCCCGCAACCTCTGAAATTCACAGGCCCAAGGAGGGCAAGTCATGACGAACATCAACACTGAAACCAAGGGTCCGAAGGGCGTACAGATCAAGGAAAGCCTGATCCCCGGCGGCTCGTCCGGCTTTACCCGCGGCCTCGCCGTTGTCTATGGCACGGATGTCTATCATGCCGCCGTGGCCAGCGTGGCCAACTCGCCTTGCATCGGCATCATCGAGGAAGATGCGATCTCTACCACCGAAGCGATCTCTGTGATCGAGCACGGCCAAACGGTGGGCCAGGTTGGCGCAGCTATTCCGTCCGCGCCGCTAGCGCTCACCAACAACGCCGCCGGCCAGCTTGTGCCGGCGTCCGCAGGACAACCGGTGGTGGCTATTGCGCTTGAGACCACGCCGAACGCGGGAGATTACATCTGCGTTTTCGTGCCGGGGCTCTTCGGCCTGGTAGCGGCAATCGCCTAACTTTTTCCGCCAGGCGCTTAGTGATGAGCCAAGCGCCTGGCGGCGCACTGAAACGGAAATCGACCCGCGCAAGCGGCAGGAGGATGTAAATGGGCGGCTATGTTGGAACGATGCCGGCTGGGGCTCTGAATGTGGCGTTGTCGAACTTCGCCAAGGAGTTCCGCAACAATGCCTTCGTTGGCGAAACCTTTGCCCCGCGCGTGCCTGTGGCGCGGCAGTCTTTCCAGTACGTCGTGTGGAATCGCGACGACTTCAAGCTGCCGGGGACCACGCTCCGCGCCCCAGGCGACGAGCCGCAATCTGTGCGGCGCAGCTATTCGACCGCGCCGTACATGGCGCAGAGCCACGCGCTCCAGGGCGATGTGCCCTTCGAGAGTGAGAGCTACGGCCTCGGCCTGGGCTTCTCCACGCGTAAGCAGCTCACCCAGCAGCTCATCAAGCAAATCAATCTCGACCGCGAAGTCGCGATTGCCAGGCTGCTGCTGAGCGAGACCAACTTCCCCAACTACACCGACCTCAGCGCCGGGACCAACAACCAATGGGACAAGTACCCGTCGGTCCCCGATGTGGGCACTGATGGCTCGCATCCTATCGTGCAGGTCGAGGCGCTCAAGGCAATTCTGCGCCAGGCTGGCATCCAGGATGCGGACATGAGCCTACTGCTCAGCGATCCAGTTGTGGTCGCGCTGCAGAACCATCCGGACATCATCAACCGCTTCAAGTACACCGTGGCCGGCTCGATCTCCCTCGATCAGCTCTCGTCGGTCTTCCGCGTGAAGTGCATCCAGGGGAGCGCCATCCTGCTCAACCGGCAGAACGTTGCCTCGTGGGTGTGGGGCAGCAACGCCTTCCTCGGCTACGCGCAAGCCGCGCCCACGCAAGACGATGTTTCCTGCGCCAAGACTTTCGTCTGGACCGGTGGAACGGACGGCAACGGCGCTACGATTGCCGCGCCTCCCTCGACCGTGGACGGTTACGGCGTTCTCGAATGGATCGATCCGCACCTGGCCAAGAAGAAGTATTGGCAGAGCGTGGATTGGTACTACGACCTGCGCGCCACCGCGCAGGAGACGGGTATCCCCATTCTCAACGCGCTGAGCATCGCTCCCACCATGGGCACGATCCCCGGCGACATCGAGGGCTAAACCATATCAACGGGGAGGAGGAAACTCCTCCCCGTTGAGGTGAACGAACGATCCCGGCCGCGGTCTTTAATCCGCGCCCGGAAAACACCCCGAAGGAGGGTCAACGATGACAGACAGCTCTCACACCGAGCAGACAACGGAAGTCCACGCCGACGCGAAGCCTACGACGGACACGAAGACCACAGAGACTCACGACACATCGACGCGGGACGTCGAGAAGCCGAACCCGGAAGCGCCCAACGCGGCCAAGCCCGCGCCGTCCGATGTTGGGAAGTCTCACGAAGCCGAGGTCAAGACGGACACCCAAACCAAAACCGAAACCAAAACCGGAGCCTGAGCCGCCCCCAGGAATCGCATCGGCCGCGGTCTTCAATGGCCGCGGCCAACGCAAATCAAGAGGAGAACAAAGTGGCGAAGCACGAGCCGGAAAACAAGTCCAACGCGGCGAAGCCTGAAGCGGCCAAGCCCAAGGCAACGAAACCTTATAAGGTGCTGGCCAGCGTGCTGTTTGGCCACCGCATCGTGACCGTGGGATCTATCGTTCGTCTCACCGAAACCGAGGCCGCAACGCTGCTGGCTCGCGGAGTCGTCGAGGCGGATACAGAAGGCAAGTAACTCCGGAGCTGCATGGCCTACGCGACCCAAGCCGATCTGATCCCTCTTCGCATGACGACGAAGGACCTGACTGAGCTGACCGACGATGACAACACTGGTGAAATCAACACCACGACGGTCACGGCGGCGCTCGAAGAGGCTTCAGGTCGCGTAGAGAGCTACTGCCGGATGCGCTATGTCACTCCGCTGCAGCAGTCGGACGATGTGAAGGCGCTGACCCTGGACATTGCGGTCTATCTGCTTTTTTCCAGGCGGCGCGAGACCACGATCGGCGAGACGGTGCAGCAGCGCTTTGACCAGGCGATCAGCTTTCTCAAGGACATTGCCGCGGCCAAGGCTTCGCTCGATCAACCCTCCACGGCTCTCCAGCCGCAGGTTTCGCTGGGGGGTCCGACGATCTCAAAGAAAGATCACCATCTCCACTTTAGCGACAAGAACATCGAAGGTTTCGTATGAGCGCGGAAGTCATCCAGGTCGATGATGCCAACGTGAAAGTCGCGTTGGGTAAGTTCCGCCTCTCGCTCCAAGCGAAGGGTGAGCTGATGCAGCAGATCGGCATGTCTATGCTGGTGAGCATCCGGCGCACCTTCCGCGAGCAGGGTTCTCCGGCCAATTCCTGGATGCCCCTGGCGCCTTCGACCATCAAAAGCGACCCTAAAAGATACGGCTCCGGTCACAAGCTGCTCATCATGACAGGAACGCTTTTGAACTCGATAGGGATCGCGCAGACTTCTCCGGACCAGGTGATTCTCTCAACGAACGTGAAATATGCGGCCGTGCATCAGTTCGGCTCGCGCGATCGCGGCTCGGTTGGCATCGGCCCGCGCACTTCAAAACAAGATGCCGCCACGGTCAACGTGAAAGAGCACAGCTACGCGCGGCTCTCCGCGGCGCTCGGCAAAGGCAAACTCGGCAATCGCTCGCTGAATATCCGTGGCCCGCGCAACCAGGTGAAGATCCACGTCCCCGGCCATACACGCCACCAGAACATCCCCGCGCGGCCCTACCTGGTCTTTCGTCCCGAAGATCCTCAGCGCATCCAGAGCCTGGTCAACGGTTACATCCGGCGGGCGCGGTCCGCTGCCGGCCTGGGAGGCCAGTGATGGGCGCTCCCTCGCAATTTCGCATCGATTACGTCGAGGCTGCTCTGATCGCGCTGCTCAAGAGCGCGATGCCCGCGGCTTATGGCACCGTCGATGCTCCCGTGTCGGTCGATGTGAATCCGGTCAACAGCAAGGATTTCAACGACCAGGGCCAGCTCGCGCTCAAGCCGCCGTCGCTGCGCATCCAGTTCAGCGATTCCGATTACAGCAACCTGCGCGATAACCAGCGGCTTACCTACCAAGCGGGGCTGCTCTTCGACGTGCTCTGCTTTGAATCCAGCCTCCGCTCTAAAGCCGACGAACGCCTGCAAATTCTGGGCCTGGTCGCGGTTGCGCTCAATCAGCTCGCCGGCGCGCGCCTGGCTCTGGCCGATGGCACCAGGTCGATGCCTCTGGAGATCAAGCGCGTTTCTCTTGTGATTCCCGACGATGGCGGTCCGGTAGATCAGCTCTTCGCCATCACCGTGCTTATCAGCGGCATCGCGCAATTCGACGGCCCTAACGGAGGAACAGTATGAACCCTTCTGACTTTGTTCAAGTGCAGTTGTCTCCGGCGGGTATCGCCCTTTCAGAAAGCACCTCAGTGCGCATCAGCAACGCGCACTTTAACTACTGTTTCACGCCTGGGCAGCCGGTGAAGGTGCTCAGCAGCGAGTGGCGGCGCACACTCTCTCTTAAAACCTATCAGGGATCTCAAATTCTGGCCCTGGCTCCGGTCGCGGATCCAGCGGCTCCCCAGAAGCCCACTCCCGCGCCGGGACGTTTCATCTCTCCCGCTGCAAGCCACACCGATGCGCCACAGCCTACGGCCGTGAAGGCCGCTGAATCTCAAGTCGAGGTGAAGTAATGCCCGGTCCATACAACTTTCTTTCGCAATGGAAAACAGCCCGAAACCTGATGCTTAGCGTGAACTCGCAGGCGGCCTGGAATACCGCCCTGGCCGACGCCGCGCTCACTCAACGCCAGCGCTTCGACGGCGCGGCTGTGCTCGAACGCAAGATCACGCGGCGTACCGATATTGCGTATGCCGGCAAAGGCACCGCTTTCGCCACCAACGGACAAATCACCAGCTACGAGACAGCTTTGAGCGCCTTCAAGGCTGAACTCTCTCCTTGGCTGGCTGGTTATGCCTTGGCGTTTCTGATGGGAACCGACACGGTGGTCGGAGTTGCCGCGCCTTACGCGCATTCCTTCACCTTCGATGAATCGACGCGCACGGCAGTGCCGACGACGATCTATATGGAAGACACCGAGGACGTGCATTACAAGTGCCCGGACATGTGCGTCGGCGATCTCACCCTCACCATCAACGAGCTTGGCGCCATCATGATCGAGATCGGCATGACTGGCACCGGCATTCAGATCCTCGGATCGATGACCGGCACATTGCCTGTCGCGCCAGCGGAGACTTATCTTTTGGGGTCGGACGCCGTGTTGACCTTCGGGCCCGTTGGCGCTCTGGCGTCCCTGGTCGGGCGCCACATGAGCACGACGCTGAAGCTGGAGAATCAGCTTGTTGCTCACCGCGCGCCGGGTGGCGGCCTCTACGGGATATTTGTCCGCAAGGGAAATCCCAAGTTCTCGCTGGCGACAACCTTCGCGGCCAAGGACACCGACGATGTCTACACGCGCTTTGCTAACGACACGGCGTGCGATTACGAGCTGGGCGTCAATTCCGGGGCGGATGCGCAGTTGACGATTTCCGTACCCCAGATGCACCTGAAGACGACGAAGCTGGGCCTTGACGGCGACATGGTCGTCTGGCAGGTGGAGAACGACGAAACCACCAACTACCAGGCGGCTGGAGTCCCTCCTATCTCGATCGGGGTGATCAACTCCGTCGCTTCATATCTGGCGGCTCCGGGCGTTTAAAGTTTCCTCCGGGGGCGCGTCGGGGAAGCGCCCCCTCTTTTTTTCACACGTCCCCATTTTCTGCATCATCCGTGGCACCCCTTCGCCGCGGCGGAAGCTCCGCATGACCTGCGCGGGGCTTCAGCTTCAAGGGTTCCTTCAACCCTCTGGCACTGCCCTTTACGGGGTCCCCGGCGACAGGTCTTCGTCGCTGGGGTGTCGAAAATCCCAAATGAAAGAAGGAACCTATGTCTACATCCATTGAATTGAAAGCTCCGCGGATCATCGTCATCGAAGATCGCGGCAAGCAATACGCCCTTACCCTCGCGCGCATCCCGAAAAAGCTGTGGCTGCGCTACTTCGAGGGCATACTCTCCACCTCGGAAAACCAGAACGGCAAGCGCGTGGACAGCTTCGACAGCAGCGCCGCGCGGCTCGACCTGGTGGAGCAAAGCCTCACGACCGCCAGCGGCTACGCGTTGCCGGATGGGAAAACGAGCATCGACCAGGTTGAAGGCTGGAAATCGATGCTGCCTCTTTCGCATCGGCTGGGCGTGGCTAACGCCATCATCTCGGTTTCGGCCAGCGAGCCTTCCGACGACGATCCGATCTCGCTTGGCCAGGAGTCGGTATTCCTGGATGCGGTGTGGAGCGCCGGCGACGATGGCATCATGCGCAAGTTCAAGGGTCTGCGCCACAACTTCATATCGCCCACCTCAGAGCAGCAGCGCCGCGTCTCGCGCGATAGCAGCCGCTCGCGCGTGGTGGGCGGCAGCCGCAACGGCAAGACGCAATGGCTGGGCGCGCAAGCTACCTTGGCGGATCTCTACGACGAGCTGATCGTGAGCGTCGAAGGCTACACGGTGGACGGCGCAGCTCCGGACCGCGAGGGCATTGTCGAGTTCATGGACACGTATCACAAGGTTGCGGCCGTGGACGTGCTCTTCGCGCCCGCCGCGCCCAAAGTCGAAGAAGAAGCGTAACGAGCGCGGAGATGATCGATGTCTGGAAAGATGCGGAAGGCGTGCGGATGGCCCTCGAAGAGATCTTCGAGAGCGACTTCGTGCGCAGCCGCATCCACTCCGAAGGCGCCAGCCCCGAGACAATCGAGCGGATGGAGCGCCAGGTTCCGCCGCGCACTCTGGCGTGGGGCTACTACCGCTTTGGCGAGCATCTGCTGCATCTCGAAGCTCTCCAGCAAGCGGGCATTGGCGTTGCATCGGTGGATCTCGCTGCTTTTGAGGCGGAGGGCCTGCTCGCCCTCCATCGCGCTCGCTCCGCGTTTAAAGCTCGTCATCCGGCATGCACCGCCTGCGGCGAGCGCCAGCAGAATCGCTTTGGTCGTGAATGCCCCGGCTGTGGCAGCAAGTTCCAACGCAAGAAGGCATAACCCATGTCGGTAGAGACCAGCGCGGTTCAAATCTCGGTGAACGTTGTAGACAACACCTCCAGCCAGGTGCTCTCCGGCGTTGAGCAGAACCTGAACAAGCTGGGGGCGGCCGGGACTCGCTCGGGCGCGCAGGTCGAGCAAGGCATGAGGCAGGCCGGCGCGGGAATGCTTTCCGCAACCGAGAAGACGCGCCTGGCCGCTGAAGAGATGGGCGTGCGCCTTCCCCGCGCCATGATTACGTTGATCGGCCAGAGCAAGGCCGCGCAAGCGGTATTGAGCACTCTCAGCACAGCCATGATCGGCTTCGCCACAATCCAGATTGGCGCCATGATCTTTACCGCCGCTGTCGCCGGGGCGCAGAAGCTGTGGAAAGAGTTGACGGGCCTCTCCAAGGCTACGCAGGACTATCGGGACGAAGTCGCAAAAACGAAAGACGAGAACTTCGGAAACACGCACTCGATTGAGACCACGCGGCTGCGCATCGACGAGGCCTCGGAGGCGGTCAGGAGATATACCGAGCTGTCGAGAACCGCCGGCGCAACCTGGCTGTGGAGCGCGAAGCATGAACAGCTTGCGGCCGCTGACACAGCAATCGGATGGCAAAAGAAATTAGATACGCTCCAGCATTCAGCGGAGGCCGAGCAGGCCCATAAGCAAAGGTCGAGCGACATTGAGCTTTGGTCGGCGCAACGCGAGGCTGATATTTCAAAGATGCCGGAATCCGCCCGGCCAAAAGCAAAACGCGATTTCCAGGTAGAAGAGGCGCGGAAAAAAGCGCACGAAGAAAGATTCTATGGAACCGAACAGGACAGAGCGCTGCGCAACCCCGTAGCCGCCAATGCCGGCGCGGACGAAGAGAACCGCGCCGTCACCATTGCAACGCTCAAGGCCGACACTGAGCTTGCCGACAGCCGGAAAGGCCACACCAGCGACGCCAAGTCGCAAGTCGCCGAGCTGGCGCGCCTCCACGAGCAGGCACTGGAATCCGGGCTGCGCGGATCCGCGCTCTATCACCTGCAGGAAGCGGAGGCCATCGAGGATCTGAAGCGCCGAGGCATCACCAGCGCCCAGGCGGTCGCGGACGTTCACGCGAAGTTTCACAACGAGGAGATGAATCGGCTGCGCGCGCAGCAGTCTGAAACCGAGAAGATGGGCCGCATGGCCTCCATGGCCGGCATGACCGGCATTCAGAAAACTCAGGCTGAGGGCGCGAACCGCGCAGCGGACATCAACGCGGACGAAAATCTCGATCCGACAGAACGCGCGAAACGCTTTATTTATGCCAACCAGCAAACCAATCAGCAGATTGAAGAGCAGCAGCGCAGCTTCGCCCAGGAGATCAACGCGCTCAATGATTCGACCGCCGCGCACCAGGTGCAGGGCTTTGCGAGGATCCACGCTGAGGCGGCTCAGCATCTCGATGCGCTACAAAAGAAGTTCGATGAAACCTATGGCCACATGGACCGCTCCACGCCGGGCGGTGCTGCTCAATACGGCGCGGGCCTCTCGCAGTTGCAGCGTGGCCAGGGGCTGATCGCCTCCGGCGAGACTGGCCAATCTAAGGAGCTGACCCAGAAGAACGCCCAGGAGACGGCGCAGATCGAAGAGCAGGCGCGGGTCAAGTTCCTCTCGGCCGAGAAACAGAAGACGGCCGCCATCGGCGCTGAGTTGGCGGAGCGTAAGCAAAAATATCTGGATGAGCTAAACTCCCAGGAGATCTCGCAGGACGATTACAACCGGCGCGTGGCGGCGGCGCAGATGGAAGCCAACGGCCAGATGATCGAGGCCGCAAGCGAGGCCCGCAAGAAGATGGCCGGCGAGTTCACCGGATTCTTTGAAGGCATGGAGCATCCGGGAAAATACTTTGCCAAGCTGGGCGACAAGGCCGCGGGCGAAGCGGCCGCATCGCTGTTTCAGCGTTTCCAGGGCGGCAAGGGTGGAGCGGGCGCGGACTCCAAGGGTGGCGCGGGCGGCGTCTTCGGCGACGTTCTCGGCGGCATGGGCTTCGGCGTCTTCGGCAAAAAAGGCAAAGGCGCAGGCGCGGACGCGAAGGCGGAAATGTCAGCAGGCCACGGCGCGCACGGCGCGGCGGAGAAAGCCTTCAGCATCACTTCCGCCACGATCCATATAGGTAGCGCGATGATTACAGGCGGCGGTGGGCCTGGCGGCGGCCCTGGCGGCGGCCCTGGCGGCGGC